TACGTCATTCCTAACGTATATAGCATGTTCGGTGGTTGCCTCTGAATCAATGTACAACCCATTCCCATTATTATTCTGATCGATAAATACTGCGTTGCCTGTGCCTGCGTAGGTGAACGTGCCTCTGCCTGTGAATGTGTGGTTAGTGGCAGAAGCATCATAACCATAAACCTCTGTTCCTGCTGAGCGAAAGCGATAGTCGTTGGCTCTTGTTGCGTTTGTGTCTCCAAACAGAGTTAAGTTGCCACCTAAGTTGGCAGCAGTAGACCCCGATATGTACAAACCACCGTCAGTGTCACCGCCCTGAATTTCGGGGTTGGCTCCTGTGAAAAGTAAGTCATTCGTCACAGTCGCATTGCCAGTAACAGTCAAGTTGCCAGTAGTATCCAGCGTAGTAAACGAACCAGCAGCCGGGGTTGTACTACCGATAACAGTGCCGTCAATAGTGCCGCCTGTGATAGCTACTGAGCTTTCATCATAGGCTGACTGTGCAACAAAACTTAGTGTGCCAGCACCGTCTGTCTTTAGGACGTAGCCAGCAGTAGAGTCTGTTGTGGGAAGAGTAAAAGTTGTTACAAAAGATTGCAGGTTGCTGTCGTATGCTAATACATTGACACCGATGTCTGCATCAAGAAGGGTTGTTGGATCGTTGACTTCTGCGCCTGTAGCAATGCCGTCCAGCTTAGTCTCATCTGCCGTGGTGAAGGATGCTGTGGTAGCGGTTAGAACAGCACTGAGAGGTTGTTTGTTATCAAGCTGTGTCTGTATGTTAGAGGTAACGCCATCAGTGTAGTTTAGTTCTGTGACGTTAGCTGTAATACCGTCTAGGGTGTTAAGTTCAGCACCAGTGGCTGTAATAGCCGTGCCATTGAAGTCAATAGCATCAACGTAGGCTGTACCGTTTACATAGAGATTACGCCATTGTTTAGCTGCTGTGCCAAGGTCATAGGTGTTGTCTACATCCGGAGTGATGTTAGAGGCTACTTCAGCGGTCAGAGTAATGCTATCGGTATCGGCATTCCCGAAAGTAAGGTTGCCTGTGATAGTAGCATTACCAGTTACAGCTATATCGCCACCAATAGCCAAGTCACCTGTAATGGTAGCGGCATCCATGTAGCCATGTGACCAGTAATTAGAGGTATCCCCCAGAGTGTATGTACTGTCTGCACTAGGGATGATGTTGGAAGATACATCTGCTGTAATAGTAACAGTATCTGTTGCGGCATTACCTAGTGTGGTATTACCTGTAACAACCAAGTCTGACGCTGTTAGTGTACCTGTAAAAGAAGGGCCACTTTTGTCTGCTTTAGTAGCAATAGAAACAGCTATGTTGTCAAACTCAGTATTGATTTCTGTGCCTTTGACAATCTTAGCAGGATTACCAGAGGGCAGCGAGTCTTTTGTAGCAAAATTCGTTGTTTTAGTATAGTCGGTCATTTAGTCCTGCCCCTTCTTGACTGCGATGCTTTCACAGCCTTCAATCGTTGTTCGGCTTCTTTCTTTGTTTTAGAGTAGCCGGACACATTAGTTATTTTCCAGCCTTTAGTTGTTTTGCGTATTGGCATAAATTTGAAAGATGCGGGGGCTTTTACACCCCCGTCTTACTCTTTATTGCTTAGGCGTTGACAGCCAGTACGAAACCAGAGTCAGCACGCAGTACACCAGTACCGTACAGAGTATCGGCAGTGTACATGTTAGCAAGGTATTCCTGCTTGTACTGTGTCTGTGAACGTACACCCATCTGCTCAACAAGAACCATAGTGTCCGAGTGAACAAGCATGGAGGCTTTAACAGCACCGCCAGCTGAGTTTTCAGCAGCAGTCTCAATGGTAGGACAGTTAGAAGTAACGTATACGTCAATCCCGTACAGATTACCAATCAGTCCATTGCTTACGCCACGACCATCTACGAAGTCAGAAGACACGTAACGGTCAATGCCCATGATAGCATTGCGGAGGCTTGGTGGGATAACGAACACACGACCGTCCATAGGAACGTCAGCATCGTCAGCCAACTGAATGAGATCACGGAAGATAGCATCAGTGAACACGTCACCAGCTACTACAGTGTCAACAGCATAAGCTGTCAGACCAGTAGAAGCGTCTGGGTAGTACACATTGCTGTGAGTCCAGTCAGAGCCGTCACCATCGCCCAGAGACTTGCCCAGAGCAAACAGGTCATCGTCAACCTGCTTTGCCAGAGCGTAACCAGCATCACCAGTGTAGAAACTACGCAGTGAGGCCAGAGCCTGAACGTCAGTGATGTCTTCGATAAGACGAGTGTATTCAAAGTGCTTATCAACAGTGATAGCAACTTCGCTCTCAGTGTTTTCCTGCAATGTTACAGCAGTGTTAGCGGACTTGGCGTTAGCAGAGCCACGAACAGGTTTCGGGATATGGAGAGTGTCACCTTTCTTGCCTGTCATAGACATCTTGGTAACAAGGTTAGCCAGAACAAGGTTCTTCTGATAGGCAGCAATTACCTCGTCAGACCAAATTTCTGGGATAAAAGTTGCTGCTGAAGTATTGTCAACAGCCCCGCCCATAGCGGGATAAGTGGAAGTAGCCATGATAGTTTCCTATAGTTTAGCTTTTGACCCTTCCCTCTGAATAGGCTTTCAGAATCTCATCTGATAAAGCCTGATAGCGAGCAGGATCAGTTCTCATAAGATTAATAATGTCTGCCCTTCTGTAGATTTTCCTTGAAGCCTTTTCACTGCTACCACTAGAACTTCCAGTAGAAGCAGCCTTGACTTGCTGTTTACGCTGAGACTCTTCAGCCTTCGCAGTTGTACCTAGAAGCTCCTGACGCTCTTTCCAAGTAGAGAAAAGCTCGTCTGCTGCCTCAACGTCAAACTGCTGGTCTGCTTGCTTAAGCAATTTAGTGCGCATAGTAGAACTGCTTACCCACTCCATGAACTTAGAATCCTGTAGGATACTGTTCATATCTGGATGCTTCGTCTGAAGCTGTGCCAGAGCAGAGGACTTACGGTACTCCTGCGCCATCTGTTTTGCTTCTTGAACAGACGGATGGTTGTCTATAGCGTTACTTACAGCCTTGTCAGGCTCTGCAAAGAAATCTACTTCTTCGACAGGTTCTTGCTTTTGTGCGAGTTGTGTCTGTTGATTGATGTACTCATCTACCACTTTCCGTAACTCGCCTACTTCTGAACTCTGTTTACCAACTAGCTTCTCAGCTTCTTGGTGCATCTGTACGAGTTCTTCAACAGACTTGTTGCGGTACTTATCAGGTATTGAGTTATCCTCTGCTTCTTCTGTGACTTCTTCTTCTACAGCTTCAAAGGACTCAGTAGATACATCCTCTTCGGGACGCTCGTCAATAAATTTAGCCATTACTAAACTCCGTGCTTAAACATTGTGGATACTGGCTTATTAAATATGGAAGGGCTATTCGCTTGTCTTCCTCTCGTGTTTTATCTGCTGCTCTCGTTGCTTGGCCCATCGCATAGTGGCTCCGGGGAAGTCACCACTAATATGGTCTAGCTTTGCGCGTACAGCAGAGATTTGCCTTAGTGCTTTGTTACCACATACAGGGCATTCAATGTCTGTCGTGTCAGACTTGACTAGCTTTTCTGTAACGTGATCTGAGTCACACTTAAAGTCAAATAGCATCATCTTCGGATCGCTCCTCCAACTCTGCTTGTTCCTGAGCAGTCGTGATGACTAGCTCCAAGTTAGTGAAACTCTTGAAGACTGAAAGTTGTCCCTTCCGAAAGAAAAGGTCTTGCTCGTCTTTAACAGTTTCTAAATTATCTGTTTGTTCTATGTTGTTAGTTAGTTCTTCTAAAAGCTGTTTCCAGCCTTCTGTCCTAAACATTTCAAAGAAGTTGTTATAGTATTTTTCTAGTTCTTTGTTCATCGTTTCTCCTTGCGGGACGATTACTTTTTGGATTTGCCTTTCTTCATTTTAGCTTTAGCTTTTTTAGCTGCTGCTTTACCTTTTACAGTGTATGGATAGCTTTTATTGCCGACTCTAGGCATTAGTGTGTCTCCTCAGTGACAAGAGTTAGTGTGTTATTTCTCTCTTCTTCAAACGGGTTTAACTCCTTTTCAATCATGTAGTACATCTCCATGACTTCTTCGTTAGTCCAGTGACCTGCCGTGTTTTGAATAATAAAAAAGATTGTGTCTAACTTTTCTGCATTAACTTTTGTCATTACCACTTAACCTTGTCAGCCCAGTAAGCTGCTGAACACTTGCCTTTCTCAATGTTCTTCTTATGTCTTGCTTTAAAAGAAGCCCGTCTTGCTTTCTCTTTATCAGACTTAGGATTTTTACCAGCACCTTTAACACCCTGCTGTCCAAACCTGATAGTCTTTATCGTACCGTCTTCGCACTTAGCGACAACGACATGAGACTTAGTTGGATGACTCGGAGTTCTCTTTGGTTTGTTGTACCCGCTTACTCCTACTCTTGCTAGGCGTGGGTCTTTTTTCTTCTTCTCTGGCATTTTCTAGCTCCGCTATCCTTTTGTTGAGTCTTTCAAACTCAGCGTTTACTTGAGCTACTACCGCTTCCAGCTCTCTATTACTGACCATTAGGTTGCTCCTTTACAGCTATTTCTCGTTCCTTCAAGAGCGTATTGGCTAGCTTAATCCTA